GATGCTTGTGCATGAGATGTAATTAAAGACATTGTTTTATTTAAAAATCTTTGAAAATCTTTATTTTTCCTAACATCACTCATTGGATATGGAGTATTTGTCCATATATTAGGAACAGGTATAATAGGATATTTATCTGTATTTAAAATTCTTTCATATAATATTGTTTGACCAAGAATACAAGTTAATTGAATCCTTGTTTGTGTAACCTCTACTATATCAATTACGCCAGCTTCAACAGCACCTTTAACCTTATCGTCAGATAAGAATTGTTCCATATTTTTAGAATCTAATATTCTTTCTTCTTGAGTTTCCATATTAAGTATTCTATAATATGGAACTTTCACTTTATGGAAATACTCTATTAATTGATATTTTTCAGAACCTTCTCCTTTATCAGCATCTTTTATATAATCAGGAGTAAAACTTCCTTTAATTCTATTATTAAGAGGAGAAGGGTATGTATCATCTTCATAATATCCTTCAATTAAATCAATCATTTGTTTTCCATCTTCTTGTTCTTCGCTTAATTGAGGATATAAATCTAACAATTGAAATTTAGTAAATATAGTTGACAGCATCATTCCTGCTGCATCATCAAAATATCTACTTCTAGCATTAGGGTCTACAATAACTCTAAACGGGTCTACATAGGTAAATTTAATTTCACCTCTACCATAGTCAGCTTCAATATCAGTATATGCATAAAAATATCCTAATCCTGTAACTGCATAATCATGCACAACCTGTTTGAAAATTTCATTACCATCAGATATATTCCATATATATTCAAGTATTGTTTTCCATACATTAGCTAAATCGCTATCTGAGTCTTCTCTCGGCATAGCCGAAAATTTTGGAGGTTTAGATGTTATAATAGCCTTAAACTGTTCAATAGCAGAATAAATCCTATCTAAAGGTATATTTGATTGATTTCTTGATTCCAATTCACTTTGTTCTGCTTCACTAAAATGATTACCTAAATAAAAATCAATATCTTCTCTTGCATGGTCAGCCCACTCTTTACGAGCATCATCCCATCTTTTCCAAAGTTCTTTTATCTCTGTTGCTCTTTTATCTTGTTCAATCATAACTATAAATATAAATAATTTTTAGGTATTAATCAATACCTTGCTCCTGTAACCCAATTGTACTTCTTTTTTGGTTTTTCCCACTCATTTCTACTATTCTTAAATTTCTTAGCAGTACCAGCTTTTTTATTTCCTTTTGCATATTGAGTTGATAACCAAAACGCATCTATAGTATCATCATGAGAACCTTTGGGAAAATCTAATAATTCACCAATAAACTCATGCATATCCTTTTTTAGATGCACAGCACCCGCTTTAAACATTGGTTGGAGTCCTTCAAATAATCTATCCTTCTTTTTTTGATTTCCGTAATTCTTTATTCCTTGTTCTATACCAGGAAGAAACTTTCCTTCCTTTTTACTTTTCTTATGTATATAATCCCTCAACATCTCCTGATATGATATTGTTTCAATATTTATTCTTTTAATTGGTCTATATCGTTCTGCAATCTTAAATATCTCTTCTGCACAGTCCATTGGTAATACTCTTTGTCTCCAATACTCAATAATATAATAATCATAGTCAGCGGTAACACCAATAACCATGATAACGCTATAATCGTTCCTAACAGAAAGAGTTGAAGCAGGGTCAACCCCCATGTAAATATTGACATATTCAGTCCTCCCATCATCTAATGTTATATACCATGAATTACATTCTTCATTAAATTTTAATTTTCCTTTATAAAAATTGTCTACTATATCATCTTCACTAAATATTTGGTCTTCAGGAGATTTTGCCTGATTCATGTATTCTTGATAGAATTTAGCAGGAGTTCCTGAATCTACATAGAATTGTTTTCTTTCTTCTAATTTTGGAAGAGGCCAACGTGAAGGCCATAATGGTTTTCCATTATCAAGTATGGCTTTATAAGTAGCAACATCCCATGAATAATCTTCTCCATTTTTCATAGCTGCACCATAATTTTTAACTATACCATTTAAAAATGAATCATAATGAACTATAGTACCATTACACCATAAAGTCCCACCTTTATCAAAATCAATCGCTGGATATACCGCAGCAGTTACCCAATTCTTAATTTGGAGTCTAGCTTCAGGAGTTTTAGTATTTAACTCAGATTCGAAGTCATCTAGTATAATTCCAGTGTATCTTGTAGATAATTGCTTTTTACCCCTTAATCTTTGAGAAGTTCCCTTAGCAATCATCCTACAATTATTTTTCAATACAATTTCGGTCTTTGTCCACTTATCACCCTGCAAATCACCGAAATAGTAATGTATTGCAGGATTCTCGTATATATGATTAGAAATCCAATTAAGGTTATCAGTAGCTTGGTCTTGTGCCTCGCCGACCCAAGCGATGAATTCTGGGCTTTCTTTCTTCGCAAATAAAAACCGATGCAGCACTGCAGCTGCAGCTAAGGTTGATTTTGCGTGGTCACGAGGCAATACAAGAGCCAATTGTTGTTTTGTTCTATCTAAAAGCTTTTCACCTACTATATTATGAAATTCGGGGGTTGCGGAGGCTAGGAAGTCTTGAGGAGAGAATAGTTTGCCAAATACAATAAGGTCTTTATAAGCCATCTCAAGAATCTTTTCATTCTTTGAAACATCGCCATTTAAGTTTAAATTAGCCATTTAGTTTTATTATTACCTAATCATACATTTCATCAAGGTCATCAAAGCTAGAGTATTTATCTTTATACATATGAAATGCATCTTTAATAGGAATATTATCCCAACTAGTCTCTTTAGGTATTATTGGAACTTGTCCTCCTTCTTGATATTGAGGCTTATAGTAAGACATATCACTTAAAAATTTGGTAAGCATATCTTCATATTCATCAGTACCAGGTTTTGTACCTGCTTGATGATGTTGAGCCCAATACTCAGCTAATTCTTCATCAGTGTCTATACCTTCAAATGAAGAAGGAAGATAACCTTCTCCTTCTTTTTGAGGCATTTGTAATAAATTACCTAAAAATATCATTTGTTGTTGCTCTGGGGATAAACTACTAATATCATACCCTCCTTCTGCAATACCTTTTAAAAATGTAGGCGTATACCCAATTTCAGATATTAAACGATTAATAGCAGTATTTGCACCTTGGTTTTCACCTTCCTCAAATTGAAATAATCCTCTACCTGGGCCTATACCTGATTCGGTTTTATCAGATTGTTGTATAGCATCAGATACTCCTTTACTTTCATGAAAAGCAATCTTATTCATATTTTCCATAATTTGGTCTTCAGTCATCTCCCATTTGTTTGCTGCGGTAAATAATAAAGAATCTAATAATGTATTTGTGTCATTATTGGTTTCATAAGTTGGGTCGAATGGTTGTGTTAGGTAGTTAAAAAGTTCCACGTTATTGAAACTTTATAAGGTTGGTACAATCCACAGCCACAGATAAATCATGAGATACAAGAAGATTACCATAGAAACGTGGTTTTTGGGGATATTGAGATTCATCTGCGACTGTGTATATAATTTCTAATATCATAAATATTTTTCTAATATGCCTTTAATATCGAATTGATTTTCTTCATCTTGCATTTTATCACCAAATAAACTTTGCAAATCTCCAAGAGGTTTTAAATCAGGGTTATCACCAAGAAAGTCTTGAAATATTGAACCATCCCCTTTGCCGAATCCGCCTCCAAATAAACCTCCAAAAAGAGAAGAGGCATCAAAACCAAGTTTATCCTCTGAAATATCGCCAATCTTATTCATTGCTAACTTTTTTAATAAATCTCCAAACATTTTCTTACCTTTCTAATTTCATTATTTTAATGCTCCTACTATATCAAGAATATTCATATCATCCCCATGCATAGCATCTACAGTTTTTGATAATGCATCAAGTTGTTTCTCCCCTTCTACATCATGTACTCTTTCTCCACCTTCATACCAACCCTGACTAGCAATATTTGCCTCACTCATTGGGTCATATACTCCAGATAAAACTCCCATTAATCCTTCTAACATATTAGGAATTGCAGCTGCTTCTAAAAAAAAATCGGAAAGAGGTGGATTCATATCTCTTCCAAATCTCATCGATGTATCATACGGGGTTATACCTATATGCGATTGAAGATTTCTTTCACCAGTTGGAGACTTGTTCCATTGTCCCCTTTCATTAAACCAACTTATTATTTCCTGTAATTCGGGTATAGACCTTAAGTCTTTTGATATATCTCTTTTAGAAGCATAATCGCTATACTGTTTATCTATTAAACGCTCATGGTCATTTAGTCCATAATCTTTATAGTACCCTTTTTCTAAACGCCTATGATGGTGTTTTAAAAATTCATCTAAATCATTTAAAATCGATAATCTATCTATATTTTCATGGGCATTAGCCATTATGTGTCTCCTGCATTGAAATTTTCCCCGTAAATATACATAATTTTATTTGAATTATCAAATTCTGACTTACAGTGTGGACATATCCATCCAATAACATCATGATTACCCGTTATATCAATAATTCCAATTCTTTGTGTATACTTTTCGTTATAATATAAGTCTCCATCACATACAGGACATAAATCTTCATCAATCCTCTTCTTTTTCACCATGTGCGACAAGTTTTGCTTTTTGCCCACTTTGTAAGGCCTCCATTTGTTCTTCAGTAAATCCTGTCCAAACAGTTAATTGTTCTTGTTTTTTCTCTGTATCAAACAATCCAGAGATTTTAGCTAAAGATTCAAGAGAACGTAGTCTATCAGAGTCTCTATCAGACAAACTTGCAATATCTTTATACATTCCAATAATCCAATCAGGCGTAACTCCCTCTTCTTGTAATATCTTTTTTATTTCTTCTTTTACCATTGACCTTATTTCCTCTTTTTTTAATAAAGAATTTGTCTTCTTTTTAATATAATCCTCATCTTTTGCCTTTGGGTAAGCTTTTTTATAAGCTTTTAGCGTATTCTCCCCCGCAGCTACATATCTAGCAAATAGGAACTCACGATTATTAAGCTTCCTTTCTTTTGCTCTTTCGTAGATTGCATCATAATTACCCGAAAATGCGTATATATTCTCAGCAATACCATTATCGCCCAACATTTCGTGTGTTTTCTGCTCAACAATGAAAGAACCACAAATAGTCCTAATTAGTGTTCTAGGCTTTTTATAGCCAGGATGAACTAAATGACTACGCTTAAGCACTTGACATATAAATAAGTCGTCAGTATAGACCCATTCCCCCTGTAGTCCATTCCTCCAATTACCAACAACCTCAATCCCAGGACAAAAAACATTGAATTCCTCCAAGGTTTCATACAAATAGTGCTTTATTCCTTTGATTTCCTTGATTTCCATGAATAAATATAGATAATTTTTCCCAAAAATAAAAATACTTGACTTTGTCGTTTATTTGATTATATTATAAATACTATATAGTATATACAATATAGTATAGTACTTTAAGTAAAAAGAAATTATATATAAAGAAAAAGGATTTTGTTACAAAACCCCAAAAATAGCCTTAGAATGAGTGTGGGTATTGTTATATCAACCACCCCCCCGTTGAAAGTCCTCTAGGGGTTAGAAATTAGGTTGAAAGTTAGTTATATAACGTTTTATATAAAGCATATCTAATTCTATTTGTATAAAAGTAAAGGACAAACAAAACGCCACACTAACAACGTATGGCGTTCTATTATAACAACTATAATCGCGGACTATCTACTCATCATTACAAGCACTAACAAATCTACTACGACTAAATAAACTATTATCACGTGCAAACATAATGCACAAATCATTTATTAAATCATCCTTGTGTATATGTTCATCGCCGTAAGTGTCTTGTGTTGTGTTCTCATTGATTATCTTTGCAATACTTACATAATGTTTTCTACTAAGCATTTTCACCCCTTTCATCACTTAAGTTAATATGATTAGTTATTATTTCTTTTATTTCATCTTTTGTATTAAAACTTCCATAATTACAACATTCTATTAATTCATCAACTAGCTTTTCTATATGTTCATTTAAGTCATATATACTTTTTTCATTCATTCTTATTGCTTTATATTTTACCATTAAATGAAGATACTTTTTAACATATTGTTTTTTTTCTTTTACTACTTCATCTAGTTTCGTTTGTAGTTCGGCACAATTACGCCCGACTTCATCGCATATATTACATTCGTTATCATTAAACGGCGTTTGTAATACTTCGGGCGTTTCAAGTGCTTCTATTCTTTTTTCAAGGTGTTTTATGTCCACTTTATATCCTACAAAATGATACCCAATCCATTCTAATATATTATTTATTATTCTTTTCATGTTTATGCCCTTTCCAATTTAGGTGTTACGATTATTTTATATTGTTTTTCGGTTGTTAATACCTTGTAATCATGCGTATTCTTATTTATTCTATTGATATATTCATTTAATATAAATATATTAACTTGTTCATAAATACTCTTATTTATGACGATATTTTTATTTACTATTCTCATAACTTTACGTCCTTTCATTATTTATTTGATAACTAATATACTAATAATATTTTAT